TATTCCAATTCAAGTTGAACTGAATCGACAGTTGACAAATCTATCACATTATACTAAAATCAAGGAGTAATTTAACACAAGAAATGAAATCACTTTACATTGTAGACTACTGGGTTCCTTTTCCATCTTCTGAATATGGTGGAGTTGTGAGTCTAATTGCCGATTCTGATGCCGAAGCATTCATCATTTTATCAGAAGAAAAGCAGTTTGATGATCGGTATGTGAATCTAATTATGCCAAATGTAGTCAATGCTCAGAAGTTTAAACTACAAGATGACTATGAGTCCGGTATTATTGATTCCTTTACCACATGATTCCAGAGTTTCCTCATAAAGCACCTAAAGGTTATTCTTACGAATTTGAGCAATTTAATGTGAGCACTATTCGCATTATGCTCCGTTGCCATAAGAAATTCGATTATAATCTTGGTGCTCCTACCTCAACTGTATGGGGATTCTACAAACCAAAGAAACGAGTCTACTATGCACCAATCAATTCAAAAACGATTGGTGCTGAAGTAAATATAGAGGACACTCGCAATTATAGTGCGATGCCAATTAAACAAACAGCACTGGAGGCATGTTTCGTATGACGAATTTCTATAACGGTTTGGAGGTTAGGTACGGACAACATGTTGGTTTTGTTGATTTTATATGTGAAAAGTACATTACTGTCTGTCTAAGAAAGTTTGAAGAAAGATCAAAGGATGTCTGTATATTAGTTTATCCTCATCAATGGAAGGATATTAAACTCCTGAAAGAATCTGAAAAGTGAAATCCAAGACAGTATGGAGATGGTTTTCGATGGCACTTGGTGAGAAGGCCTCCAAGTGTGACAAGGAGTCGGATATTGTAGCAAGAATTCGTACTGCCATCTTTCTCACATACCTAATCACCAATGTTTTCATCGTTGCCGGTGTGATTCGACACTGGAATTCTGATCAACCTATTGAAATCTACATTTACAATGAAGTACCAAGTAATCTACCTCAAACCAAAAAAGAAAGCGTACTCGAAACAAATTGCCACTTTCCTAAAAATTGAAGATGCAGGATTCTGGGAGCAGATGGTAAAGGATCAAGGATGTAAAGACGTTGAGATTGTGCCAGTTCTTTAAGTGGCACACTGCCTATACCACATTCCAGATTCCTCCCTTACAATAAGACCAAGCGGAACAAATCCGCACTGCCACTTGAAACTCAAATTATGACTACCGCAACTCGTCATCCTTTTGCTATCGCTCGTACCTTCACCAAAGAAGAATCGAGTGCCGTCAGCATGTTGGAACTGCTTCCTTCTGCCGAAGGTACTGATGCTTATGATGTTCTCCTGTCCTATCACAGCTCTGATAAGGTCTATCGCTATGAGGTAGAAGACGATGCTACCGCACAACTGTGGTTCAGCATCATGAACGATCCCGAAGTGTGCTCCCTGACCTCCTGGGGCACTCTGGTGAATCGTGCCCGTGCTCATGGCGACATTGTGGAGGCATAAGACAGTCTAGGAACTGTCACAATAGGGACACTGAAGTGATTCGGTGTCCCCTACAATAACAAAGTAATCAGCACACACTTCAGATGAAAACCACCTACATCTATCTTGGAATCATTGCCATTCTAATGTGGAATGGTTGGGCAATTCGACGTGATAATGAACTGTGGAAGTCTTACAAACAAACTAAGGCACATCTGGAGTATTGTCAGGCATTTCCTACAAATTCCAGTTGTAAGAAATGAGATGTTCAACTTCATCTCTGGTACAATCTTTGGTATTATTGTAGCAACCATTGGATTCAATGGTGTTGCAACAGTACTGAACGGTATCATGTTTCAAATTCAGAAACAAACTCTTGAACTGACTAAACCACAACTACCTCCTCCTACAAATGACCAACGAAACCAGTTGCTATGATACGACTCCTGTTGCAATGGAGTTTGATGCTGATGAACATGATTTGTTGAATAGTATTCTCAATCATGCTATTGATGGAATGGATCTTGCAATTCCGTGCATTTATGATCTACCAGAAGACTCTGAGATTCGGCAGCGTTATGATACGCTTGACCGAATGAAAAACTATTCTTACAAACTCTGGGCAAAACGATTTGGCAATTGATTATGACACTCTGACAACTGGCACACGGGAGCATCCGGATTCGTCTGGATGCCATTAGACTAACAAAGTAATTCACCAACGATCATGACTTCCAATCCCTACGTCGCTCAACTGATGGAGAAAGGTTACACCGAACAGGAGTGCCGGTCTGCCCGTGCTCCGAAGATGACCTTTCCTTGCACCATTGGATCACGCACCTTTCAGACTGAGGAGGCATATCAAGATGCTCTGCACGACTTTCTCAATGGTAACTAAATGATGACCTGTGGTATTCTGGTGCTCCTGGCATATTCTCTGGGAGCACTTCAAATCATTCTACTCAAACACTGCCAAAACAATAACAATGAGTTCTAATTCATCCTCTTCTGGTGGCATCGGTTTCACCGGAGCACTGACCATTCTGTTCATTGGACTGAAACTGTGTAATGTGATTAACTGGTCTTGGTGGTGGGTATTGTCTCCCATCTGGATTAGTCTTTTAATTCTGTTGTTTATTCTTTTAGTCATTGCTATTGTTTACCTGATCGCAGAGTTCACTAAATGAAAAACATTCATCTTGAGCATCCTGAAGATACCATTCTGACTGGTGATCTGTCTGTACTGAATTGGTTCATGGCCGATTCTACTCTCAGTGTCAAGATTGATGGTTCTCCTGCGATTGTCTGGGGAACCAATCCTGCAAATGGTAAGTTCTTTGTAGGAACCAAATCCGTCTTCAATAAGATTAAAATCAAAATCAATCATTCTCATGAAGAAATTGATCAAAATCATGAAGGTCAGGTTGCGACTATTCTTCATGCTTGTTTTGATTGTCTTCCTGTCACAGAGTCTGTTTATCAGTGTGACTTTATTGGTTTTGGCGGTTCTGATACTTATTGTCCCAACACGATTACTTACAAGTTTCCTGAGGTAGTTTCGCAAGACATTATCATCGCACCTCATACCTGTTACTATGCTGAGAACGACCTACGTGACGCTGTGGCAATGCCTGATCGTGCCATTTGGAATGATACTCCCAACGTAAAGTTTGTACGCCCTAGCGCCTCTCTGAATCCTTATCGTGAGGACATTGAAGATGTCTGCAATTTCGCCAAACAAATGGCCACGACTTGTACCTTTGTGAGTGAGAAAGAATCGGCCGTCATTAAGAAACAGATCAATGCATGTTTTCGTACTCAGACTGAAGTAGATGAGAATGATTTTACATGTGATCCGAATCTGATTCGACTGTGGAAACTGGTGGAATCTATTAAACAGGATCTGCCATTTTTTATTCAAGTCAGTGATGATGTCAAATGTTTTATTGATGAGAAAGAAACGTCACACGAAGGTTATGTGATGACAAATGAGTACGGTACTTATAAACTTGTCAATCGCTATGTTTTCAGTTATAATAACTTTAACATGCAGAAGTCCTGGAGTCAAAAATGAGAGAAAGAGCACAACAAGTAATGGAGTACATTTGGCAATCCAGAAATAATGGTGGCGCCGATACAGAAAACAAATTAGTTGCTGCCATTATGCGGATTGTGTCTGATAACGTCACACATTACAATGCACAGAATGATTTGATTGTACTGGATAAGAATGATATACTGAATCTTGCATCTGAAATTGAATCCTTACCCTGAGATCAAAATTCAGTGACTAATCATTATCATCGTTATTTGAATCTTCCTTATTATATTGTCGAGGAGTGACACTCTGACAACTGGCACAAGGCCCCTTCACACCAAACCAGTCTGCCCTTACAATACAAAGGTAATCAACGGAACCACCCATGACTAAGGAAGAACTCAACCACTTTATTGATTATGTGATGTCATTCTATGGTCCTGGTAAATTGTATCCTATCACTGGTATCAATCGCACGATTGCTCGCAAAGCAACCAGTGATGTGATGCGAATT